TTCAGCAGCAGGCCGTAGCGCCCGCGCCCGTCGATGTAGCTGCGCATCATCGGTGCGTCGTCCAGCACTTCCATCGACACGCGGAAACGGTGCGCGATCTTCTCGACCGGCACGATTTCCTCGCCGAAGGTCAGTTCCGACTTGGGCTTGAGCCCACCTTCCGGCACGACTGCGGCGTTGTTGGTGAACCCGGTTTCCACGATGGCCCGGATCGAGTTGCTAGACGTGCTGCCCGAGGGGATCAGGCTGCGGATGCGCAGGTCGATGGTCGCCGGGTTGACGAGACCGGACTGCTGTTCGGGCACCAGAACCGAGCGGGTCACGCCAGAAGCGATCTGCGCGCTGTTCAGGATGTCCTTCATCTCCAGCATGATCGTGGTCGGCTGCTGGGTGGTCGCCTTCGACTTCCACTCTTCGCTTTCCACGAACTGCTGGCCCAGCGACTTCGCCTCACGAGCGGAGAAGGCCGAGGCCATCTTCCTTTCGTGCGCCAAAATGGCCGCGTTCAGCTTCTCGATGTCCTGCTTGGTGCCGTCCAAGCGGCCCTTGATGTCGGCCGCATCGGCTTCCGACTTCGTTTTCAGGTGCTCGATCTGCTCGTGCAGGTCATTCGACTTCTTGTCACGCTCGTCGAGCATGCCTTTCAGTTCGCCGCGAAAGACTTCGCGGACAGCATCCATGTCAAAAGCCATGGTTCGTCTCCTATGATGTGAGAAACGGCCCTATTCCAGGCCACGAAGCGCGTTCCGAAGGGCGTCCAAAGTCAGCCCTTCATCTTGCCCTGCGCTCACCTCACGTTCCGCGCGGACACGAGCCACAGCGGCCGCCGCCGCTTTGGCTTCATCAGCCGAGAAATCAGCCTCACGCATGATCTGCTCGACGAACCTCTTGAGAATAGCCGGGTTATCGCCGTCGATGCTCTTGACCGACGATACGACCGCCTCGGGCAGCATGGGGAATGTCACGAACGACACTTCCCAAAGGTCTATTTGGCGCAGTTCCCGGCCCGCGGCGGTTTTCACCGCATCCTTGGCCCGGTAGCCGATGGACATGCCGTCGATGGCGCCAAATTCGAGGTTGGAATGCACGTCCTTTCCGAGCGCGGACCCAAGATTGATCCTGCCCTCGACATAGAGGCCGTCATTGTCCTCCTGCACCACATCCCAGACCCCGACGACTTGGGCCGGATCATGCTGAAACAGCATCTTGGGCTTGCGGGTGTTGCCGCTGAACGCACCCTTGACGACGATATCGCCGCCATGATCCTTAATCCCGAACCTCGACGCATAGCCCGTCACCTTGCCACGCTGGTCGATCTCGGCTTCCAGCGGGGCGAACTTATACTGGAGCTTCATTCTGCCCCTCCTGGGTTGGAATTGGCTTGGGTTGCCAGAAAGCATCGCCCTTCGGTGGAAGATTGAACGGTGGGAGACCCTGCCGCACTTCGTCCGGAGTCATCCAAGCAGCGTTGCCGCCACTGCCAAGCGCACGGGCGCTTATTTCGGCTCTGATCTGCGGCGTGGTGCGCATCAGGGCGTTTTCATCGAAGTTCGGGACCGACTGCGCGCCCTTGAACAGAGACCGGCGCAGCGCAGCCTCCCAACGGGTGATCCATGGCGCCATCGTGTAAGCCTGGTGGAACAGCATCACATCAGACACCGCGCCTTGCGCCCCAGAACCGGCCGTTTGCATCAGAAAATACGGGTGAACGCCGTAAATCCTGGCGATTTCCTCGACCTGGAACTTGAGTGCCTCGTTAAGCTGCTGATCTGTCGAGGACTGCGCCAGCTGCTGAAACTTGCCGTCCATGTCCACGACCGCGATGCCGCTACGGCCAAACTGCTTGCTCCACGACTCCTTGAGCCGTCGCACGCCGTCCTTGCTCTCGCCTTCCTTGACGAACAGCACCCCATAAGGCGCGTTGGTGTCGGCATACTGCGCTTGTTTCTGCTGCAACTTCCGCGACAGCCCGAGCACATGGCAGCATGCGTGCGTCACATCGAGGCCCGAAAGCATATTCCATCGCGGCGAAGTCACTTCCAAAATGTCCTTGCGGGTGAAGTCGCCCCAGATCCCGCCTTCCTCGATGCTGACCGGCAGGACGTGTTCACCGTCCTTGTAGACCCACGGCCCGCACCAAGACGGATGCAGCGGAATCAACTCGACCGGCGTCCCTAGAGGATCGCGACGGATAAATGCCCGGCCGGCGCCAGCGAACACCGCGTGAAGCGTCATCAACTCCTTGAACTCTACGCCTGTCAGCAGGTCGTTCGGCTCGTCGTTGATCAGAGCCGCCAGATTATCTCCGCCGCGCCCCTCGGCCTGCAATGGCAGCAGGCCCATGCCGCTGGCGATGGTAAACCCCGCCCGCAGCGCCGCTGCAACGCTGGTGAACTCACGCGATCCAAAATCCCCGATACCCTTGAAGAATACCCGATCCTCTTTGTTTTCGGGGTTGTAGCCCTTCACCTCGCGGGGCCCGAACATTCGCTTGAATAGGTTCATGTCTGGCCCTTGCGGTTACAGGACAATCAAGTCCTCATCTTCGAGATAGGACCGAGACCGCCCGTCCATCTGGCTCGCCGCAGACCCAACCGCCATGGCGATGGTCACCATGCCGTCGATCCGGCCGCGAGATTTGTTCTTGTCGAACCACTTGTTCTTGTAGGCGTCCGAGCGCACCACCGCGTTAGACGCGCAGATCGTTGTCAGCCGGTTTCGGTCGATGACCAGTTCACCCTTGAGGATTCGATCCTCCAGGTGCCGGATCGACAGGGGCATGCAGAGCATCTTGTCCTCGAACACCACCTTGCCACCTTGGGCGTGGCGGACGATTTTCAAACCCACGCCTGCCGGCTCGTCATCTCCCTTGAATTCCCAAACCGGGAACCCCGCCTCGTCTGCCGCGCGCGTGAAATTCTGAATGAAGGTCGAGTCCACGACCATCTGTTCAACTTCATGCTCAGCGCACAGTTTCTGGACGCGCTGCACGACGAAAGAATAATCAATCGTAGCGCTCTGCGTGATCGTCAGTTGCCCGGCCGCCTCGATCTCCCGATACGGGATCTGGTCGGCCGTGCTGCGCTCTGCAATCCGCGCCTCCGTGGTGAAATACCACGTCTTGACCGCCAGCTTGTCGCCCTCCCAGCATCCAGAAAGCGCGGTCAGGTCGTTCTTCTCGGAAAGGTCCAGAGACAGGTGCAGCTTGCGGCCGCGCATTTCTGCCTCATCCACCTCGCCCTGCGTTCCTTCCCACGCATCCTCTGCAATCCAGAAGCCGGCGGTGCCGACCGGAATGCCGAAATAGAGGCGCTTCGTCGTCAGCGCCGTCGAGATCATGTTGCGCGAGGTCTGCACCTCTTTGCGCACGTTCTCGATGGGATAGGTGATCCCAAGCGCCGGAAGCGACTTCACCCAGCAACTCTCGTCGTGGAACGGGTCGTCTCCCTTGTCCGTCCGCGCGATGAACGCGAATGCGCTGTCGTCCGTGTTCTCACCACGCAGAACGCGCTGAAAATACTCGCTGTATTCCGTCCCTACCTGCTGATCCACTGAGGGCGTGTTCGTGCCAAGCACCATCATTGGATCGCCCGACATTTTAGCGATGGCAGCACGCCAGACAGAAATAGCCTTGTTCGATTTCATTTCATGGATCTCGTCACCGAGAACCAGAACCGGCTTTGGCCCCGAGATGGCATCACTGTTCGCCACCGGCTCGAACTTCGACCCGCTCTTGGGATGCTCTATCTTCCAGGCGTTATCCCCGAAGCCCCGGATGATCACACGACCAGACGATTCAAGGCTTTCCTCGCCCTTGCCGGGGATCGGCGCGCGGCACATCGCCACGGCATCTCGGAACATCACGTTCGCAGTCTTGCGGTCTTCGCCGATGCAATAAACCTCGGCTCTCTGCTTCTTGCGCCCGAGGATCTCATAGAGGCCCAGGCCTGCCATCAGCGGCGACTTGGCTTGCCCCTTCCCCGTCTCCATCCAGACGAACCGGAACCGACGCAGCCCGTTCGCATCCTTCCATCCGTAGATCGACCCGACGACGAACAAGTGCCACGGCAGCAGATGGAACGGCTGGCCGACCTTAGCCCCCTCCGTAATGCTGAGAACCGAGGGGAAGAAATCAATCGCCCGCTCGGCCGCACCAACGGCCCAAACAAGACCGCGCTTCTTGCCATCTTTCAGGTCGCGCAGATGGCGCTCAGCCGCGAGGCGCACCAATTCCCCAACGACGATCTTACCCGACGCTGCCATTCTGGCCCATTCGGTCGTCCGGTCAGTCGAGGTAGTCATCGGCCTTCGTCTTCGGTGCCCCGCTCGGGGGAGCCTCGCTCTCGTCCTGCTTGGCGGGGATCGCGAGCGCCGCCTCGAACTTCATGATCTGCTCGTTCAGCTTGCCCACCGCATACCAACGCTGGTTTGCAAACTGTCCGCCGCTATCCGCCCGCAGCGTTGGCCCTTCTGCCATCGCCTCGGGATACAAGAACTCATACTCGGTGACGGCCCGAACGTAGCGATCCACTATCCGAACACGGCCCGACGTGACAAGCCCGCGATCTTCCAGATCCGCCATCCGCTCTTTCCACAGGGCCGCTGCGAACTTGGCCCGCTCCTCGGGGCTGTCATGGCCTTTGAAGATGCGGCTATACTGCGGGGCGCGATACTTCACGGGGGACACCCCTCATTTTCGACTGTTCTCAGT